CAAACCCCTATTATTTCCAAATGTAATTCATGATGTTGCAAAAGCATTTAATAACGCATTTGTAATGATTGAGGTAAATGATATTGGTGAACAAGTTGCAACTGCAATGCAATATGATTTAGAGTATGATAATCTTATTATGGCATCAATGAGAGGTCGTGCTGGTCAGATACTTGGTTCTGGTTTTTCTGGGGGTAAAGTGCAGTTAGGTGTAAGAACAACCAAAGCAGTAAAAATGTTGGGTTGTTCTAATCTTAAACAACTTATAGAAACTGATAAACTAATTATTAATGACTATGACATTATAACAGAGTTTGCAACATTTGTCAAGCATGGACAATCATTTCAAGCAGAAGAGGGTCATACAGATGACCTAGCAATGTGTTGTGTACTGTTTGCATGGATGACTAATCAAACATATTTCAAAGAACTTACAAATGTAGATATTAGAGAAAGAATGTTCTTAGAACAACAAGACCAACTAGAACAAGACATGGCGCCATTTGGATTTATGGATAATGGTATTGATGACCCACTTGGTGAATCTATCGTAGATGAGTATGGTACTAGATGGAGTCCAGTTGTAAGAAATTATGATAGCAGTTGGTAAATTACTACATAATATCAATAACATCATTTTCTAACTTTATATAACAATTAGAACAAACAATTTTAGATGAACTCATTAGTTTAATTATTTCTTTTCTACTGTTTTCATTTAAACCTTTTCTTTTTGATACACTTCTTATTTGTTTATCGTTAGGAAAAAATTTAAGACACATGGTTTCACTTTCACCACAATACATACAAGAGTGAGGAGCAAGAAATTCATTTAACCAAATAATTCTCTTGTTGTAATGTTGTTTGGAAACTTTTTTGATTGTGTCTTTATATTTGTTATAAAATGTCATGCAGTTATTTATAAACTGAACTGCATATAAAAACGAGTTTTTGGAAACTTAAATTTACTAAATATACAGAAGAATGAATATTTGACATAGAATAGGAGAAATAATATGCCTTTCCAAGTATCGCCTGGGGTTCTTGTCAAAGAGATTGACTTAACTAATGTAGTTCCTGCCGTATCGACTTCAATCGGTGCGATTGCTGGTGCCTTTGAAAAAGGCCCAGTTGGAGAAATTACAGCAGTTAGTTCTGAAGAGGATTTAGTCAGACTTTTTGGTAAACCCAACGGAAATAACTTTGAGACTTTCTTTACTGCATCTAACTTTCTTCAATACGGAAACGCATTGAGAGTTGTAAGAGCGCAGAGTGGAGTCTTAAATGCAATGAGTGGTGGTTCTGGTCTTTTAATTAAGTCCGACACTCACTATCAAGATAATTATTCAGCAGGGGAGGCCTCATCTGGAGAATGGGGTGCAAGAACTGCTGGAACTCATGGTAACAGTTTAGGAGTATCAATGTGTACTTCGCCTGAAGCTTATGAGGAAGTAAACGTAACTACAGTAAATGAAGATAATGGAAGTGCCGCTGTTGGTCAAACAACAGTTAAGGTTACAGATGGAACTAAATTTAATGTTGGTGATATTGTTCACTTTGGTGAATCAGATGGTCAACAATATGAAGTTACTGCAATCAATACTCATGTATTAACTATTAGAAGATTAGATGATGCAAGTGGTAAGGGTATTAAATCTGCAATTACAAATGGTGCTCAAATTCGTAGACGTTGGGCATTTTATGACTTGTTTGATAGTGCGCCAGGCACATCTACATATGCCGCTGGAAAAAATGTATCAGATGATGAGATGCATATTGTTGTATTTGACACAACTGGTGATATTTCTGGTTTCAGAAAAGATACTGCTGGTGAAAGAACAAATTCTGTTCTTGAAACATTTGCTTTTGTATCTCAACACCCAAATGCAAAATCACCACAAGGTAATGCAAACTATTACCCAGATGTGATTTTTAGACAATCATCATTTGTATATTGGTTAGACCACCCATCAGTTCTTTCAAACGCTGGTACAGTAAGAACTTCTGGTCAAGCATATGCACACGGTACTGGTACTACTGGTGAAATCACTTTTGCATTAAGTGGGGGAACAGATGATTATGCAGTAACAGTCGGTGAACTAGATACTGCGTATACTGAATTTGCAGATGCAGAAACAGTAGATGTCAATTTAATTATGGGTGGTGCAACTCCTGCTGGTGCAGATGGAACTCAACACGCAACAAATCTAATTGACATTGCAGAAGCAAGAAAAGATGTTGTAGTCTTTATATCACCTAGAAGAGCAGATGTAGTAAATATTGCAAACTCTACTACACAAACAAGTAATATCAAAACTTTCTTTGATGGACTTGCAAGTTCTTCTTATGCAGTATTTGATAGTGGTTTCAAATATCAGTTTGATAAGTTTAATGATGTATTTAGATTTGTACCATTGAACGGTGATATCGCTGGTCTTTGTGCAAATACAGATAATGTTGCAGACCCATTTTTCTCTCCTGCTGGATTTAACAGAGGACAAATTCGTGGTGCAGTTAAACTTGCATACAACCCAACTAAAGCACAAAGAGATATTCTCTATCCTGCTAGGGTTAATCCAATCGTTACATTCCCAGGCCAAGGTACAATCATGTTCGGTGATAAAACTGCTCTTGCAAAACCAAGTGCATTTGACAGAATTAATGTTCGTAGATTGTTTATCTTACTTGAAAAAGCGATTGCAACTGCTGCTAAATTCCAACTCTTTGAATTCAATGATGAGTTTACAAGAGCGCAATTTAGAAATCTAGTTGAACCTTTCTTGAGAGATATTCAAGGAAGAAGAGGTATCACAGACTTTAGTGTTGTTGCAGACGGAACAAACAATACTGGAGAAGTGATTGATAGAAATGAGTTTGTTGCAGATATCTTTATCAAACCTGCTCGTTCAATCAACTTTATTCAACTTAACTTTATCGCAGTTAGAACTGGGGTAGCATTTTCTGAGATAGGGGGTTAATCATGGCAACAATAGATGAATTTAAAGCAAACCTTGTCGGTGGTGGTGCAAGAGCAAACCAGTTTCGTATAACTTTTAATACGCCAGGCGCAATTGCGACTGGTCTAGATGTCAGAAGAACATCTTTCTTAACCAGAACTGGACAATTGCCAGGCGCAACGATTGGTGAAGTCGCAGTTACTTTCAGAGGAAGAAGTCTTTTCCTTGCTGGTGATAGAGAGTTTGAACAATGGACAACTACAGTATTAAATGATACTGACTTTATGATTAGAAACGCTATGGAAAGATGGCAGAACGCAATGAATGATTTTCAAACTAATACTGGTTTGACAAATGTTGCAGACTATACTGCTGATTTGACTGTAGAACAATTAGATAGAGATGATACAGTTCTTAAAACTTACATTCTAAGAAACTGTTTTCCACTTTCTACTAGTGCAATTGATTTAAGTTATGATGCAACGACTGAAGTTGAAACTTTCGACATCACTTGGAGATACACACACTTTGAAGCATCAGCAGTTAACTTCTAATTAGTTCTACTAAATAGACCTATAAGGAGTTTATGATGGCGGAATTGTTTGGTTTTCGTATCACTAGAAAAAAAGATGACGCAGAGACTTTTACTCTGCCGTCATCTGATGATGGTGCAGAAGATATTGCAACTGGTGGATTCTTTTCTTCAGTATATGATATTGAGGGAAAGGATAAAACTCAGTACGACCTAATCAAAAGATATAGACATATTGCACAACAACCAGAGTGTGATAGTGCAATTGAAGATATCGTGAGTGAGGGTATCGCTTCAAATGAAGGCGATGCCCCCATCTCATTGATGTTAGATGGTCTTAAGCAATCTTCTACTGTCAAGAAAAGAATTCGTGAAGAATTTGATAGAGTTTTACAACTCTTACAATTTCAAGAAAAAGGACACGATATCTTTCGTAGATGGTACGTTGATGGTAGAATATACTACCACAAAGTGATTGAAAAGAAAAATCCAAGAAAAGGTATTACAGAGTTAAGATATATTGACCCACAAAAAATTAAAAAAGTAAGGGAAAAAATATCTGGCAAACCTAATCCTATTACTGGTGTAGAAGAAAAACAAAAGGTAGAAGAGTTTTTCTTTTATAATGAGAATGGAATTACTACTGGTGGTTCTGTTAATAGTGGTTTAAAAATCACAAAAGATTCTATTGCGTATTGTCCATCTGGATTAATTGACCAGAATAAAGGTACAGTACTTTCCTACTTACATAAAGCAATTAAACCAGTAAATCAATTAAGAATGATTGAAGATAGTCTGGTTATCTATCGTATATCAAGAGCACCAGAACGTAGAATTTTCTATATTGATGTTGGTAATCTACCAAAGATTAAAGCAGAACAATACCTAAAAGATGTTATGAATCGTTATCGTAACAAACTGGTATATGATGCTTCTACTGGTGAAATTCGTGATGATAGAAATCATATGTCTATGTTAGAAGATTTCTGGTTGCCGAGAAGAGAAGGTGGTAGAGGAACAGAGATTACTACTTTGCCTGGCGGTTCTAATCTTGGAGAGATTGATGATATTCTATACTTCCAAAGAAAACTGTATAGGTCATTAAATGTACCTATTTCAAGAATGGAAGCAGAACAGAACTTTTCATTAGGTAGGTCTACAGAGATTACAAGAGATGAACTTAAATTTACTAAGTTCGTA